TGGAGAAGAATTAGAATTTGTAGATAAAGAGGATAATAGAGGAAGACCTAAAAGAATAGGTACATTTGGTACAAAAGATGATAAAGTTAATGGTAGAGATGCTATGGGAGATAGAGACATGAAATCTAATTTAGAAGGTGAAAAAAATCCTTTAATAGCTAGAAAAAGAGAAAATCCAGTCAATTTAGAATCAAAATTAGTCAATTCATTGAAAAGACAATTTGATAGTAAAATAGGAAATAAAAATCTGATTATAGAAAAATCATTTAAAGAAAAGGAAAAAGTAATAGATTCAGATTTGTTAAATGAAAATAACTTATTAGATTTAGAGTGATTTAGGTAAACATTATAATATTTATTTAAAATAATTTCTTTCAATAAGAAATTCATAACTATAAAAAATGAAAAAAATAAAGCACAAAAAACACCGGAACACGGGATTGATTTTTGAAATGCTAGTGAAAAAAATGACTAGCAATGTATTACAGGGAGAAGGTATAAATGAAATATCCTCAATTATAAAAAAACATTTTTCGAACAATTCAGAAATCAGGAAGGAATTATCTTTATATCAGATGTTGACAAAAGATAAAGTAAAAAGCCCAATCTTGGCAAATGAATTTATTGAATCTATAAAAGAAGCTAGAAACTCTTTAGACTTAGAAAAATTAAATAAAGAGAAATACAAATTATATAAAGATATCACATCATATTTCGGCGGGGATACTTTCTTCAACATAAAAGTAGAAAATTATCAGAATTACGCTAGCATCTATACATTATTTGAATATAACCAATCTGACAATCCTCCAGTAATGGTTTCAAATAAACAAAATCTAATAGAATGTATATGCAATGTAGAATCATCTAATAACATATCATCTGAATACCTAACAGAATCAGAAGACATTAGATTATCTGCATTTGAAATAATGGTTGAAAAATATAATGACAAATACAATGGATTGTTAAATGAACAGAAAACATTGTTAGGAAATTATATAAACATGGAAACATCATCAGATGAATTTAAATCATTTATAACATCTGAGATAAATAAATTAAAAGAATCTATTAATAACATTATTCCTAATATAGAGAATCAGACATCTGCAAATAAACTAAATGAAATGGTAGATGTGTTAAATCAAATAAATAATGTTAAATTTATTACAGAAGACCATATACATGTTATTATGAAATATTATGATTTTGTAAATGTTATAAGTAAATGAAAAATATAAAAAATAATAAAGAAGCATTCATGAAATACCTATTTGAGTCTTTGGACAAAAATTTTAAAGTGGGTGGCACCGCCGAATCTTCTTCAAAATACTTACCTATAGATGATGAAGATGATGTTAAAAATGAAATGAATGTAACAAGTAATTTAGATGGTGGTGAGGGTCCTCCTAGAACTCCATTAGTATTCAAAAGAAGAAAGCCGGAAACAAAAGAAAAACCATACAAATTTATAAAGAAAACAACTTTTAATAAAATAGAGCGGGACAAAGAAAAACAGAAAACCACTCCATTCTTAAAACAAGAATCCGTAATTAATTTTATAGACGAATTCTTAAAAAATCTAAATAATGGCACAAAATAGAGTACTCTTAATAGACTCCGTATCTATATTTAATCCTGTTAGTTGCGTAATAAAAGAATCTAAAGGAAATAATGGAGGTTTACTAGTTAAAGGAATATTACAACGAGCTAACTCCGTGAATCACAATAAGCGAATGTATCCTAAAAAATTGATGGATGAACAAGTTAGTAAGTACAATGATAAAATAAAAGATGGAATAGCTTATGGAGAATTAGACCACCCGGAAAGAGCTGATACCTGGTTATCCGAAGCGTCACATGTAATTAAAGAAATTTGGTGGGATAAAGATGACATATACGGTATTGCTGAAATTATGGACTGGACTCCTAAAGGTAACTTATTAAAACAATACTTTGATAAAGGACACACCGTAGGCATAAGTTCTAGGGGAGTTGGATCTTTAAGAGAGGCGGGGCTTAGAAACGGATCTCCTTACTATGAAGTTGGAGAAGATTACGAAATGGTAGCTTTTGATTTTGTATCTAATCCATCTACTCAAGGAGCCTTTATGTCACCCGTAGTAATGAAAGAATCTAAAAGTTATTTTGTAAATGTTGACATATTGGCTGATGAAATTTTAAACATGTCAAAAATATTATAATGCCATCCGTAATATTTTTGTCTTCCGATTTTGAATTTAACAAAAAATTAAGCCAGAGTTTTAAAGAAGTAAAAAATGAAAAGGGCGAAATAATCAGGCAAAGGAATCCTAAATTTGTAGAAACGCAAATGAAAGATAGATTAAGCAAACTATTAGAAAAAGAAACCAATATAATAACCCAAGAATTTAGAACCGCTCTAAAAAATAATAGAAAAATAGATTCAAAAAAAAGTGTAAAAGTAGTAAATAATTTAGAAAATTTTTATAAAAATGCAGAATCTATTATAAAAAGCAGTAAAATTATAATAATATCTGACGTAGATACTAGAAAATTATTTAGAAAAAAGATAACCCCCGCAGGTGTAAATAGAGATACTTTTTTAGCTAGAATAGACAAAGTAGCAGAAAAAAACGGTTTAGTAGCAAAAAAATACTTACTTTTATACTCTTATGATATAGATAAAGTATATAAAGAAGACGAGTTTACTAAATTAGTTTCAAGTACAAGAGAACAATATGTAAAGAGTTCTGAATCCGGAGCTGGGTATATGACTCAAGTAGATAAAGGAGATAAAAGTAGATTTATAGAATATAATATAGGAGAAGCTTTAAGTAGCGCTCCTGTTGGCGTAGAAGAATATAAAGGAGTAGCAGATGTTCTAAAAAAAGAAGAAGAAGCAAGTGAAGAAGCTGTTATAAATGATATTATAAAATTACAAAAACAAGCTAAGGAAAATACAAAAATATTATTTAAGCCAACAGGAAACACAGTAAAAGATTTAAAAATAGCAATAGTAAACAATTTATTGCTGAAAGTAAAATATGTTAGCGATAAAAATACAGAAGAATTAGCTACAGGGATTCGATTGATAGAGCCCGTAGCGCTAGGGCAATCCAAAAGAACTGCTACTAAAGGATTAGCATTAAGAGCTTGGTTGAAAAAAGGAGATACAAACAATCCCCAAGATAGACCAGGATGGAGATTCTTATATGTAGCAAATATAAAAAGTATAGAATTTACTGGTGATGTTTTTAACTATAAGAGACCTTCCTATAACAGTACAGGAGATAAGTGGATGGCATCTATTGTAGCTATTGCTTCCTTTGATACAAAAAGAATTTATGGTAAAGGTAGAAAAGCTGAAATATATACATCAACGGTACAAAGATTAACCTTACTTATATCTAGAGCTCCATCAAAACAAGCTAGAACTTATGTAAGTAAATTGTTAGAAATAAAGAAGAATCACGAAAGCGGTAAACAAGTATTAGGTTACGCCGATAGGGAATTATTATACTCATATTTCGGATAAAAGTAAGAAATTTATTAAAAAATAGCATTTTAAGAAAAATGTATAATATTTATTGATAATAATATCTTGTTTAATATAAGATTAAATAATTAAAAATGTATTTAAGATTAACAATAATCTTACAATCAAAATAGTAACATGAACGATTTATTAAAATCTGCAATTGCCGATGCAAAAGCTATAAAAGAAACAGCAATGCAAAACGCAAAAGCAACTCTTGAAGAGTCAATTTTATCAAAAGTTTCTCCGCTTCTTGAAAATAAGCATGAAGACGACGAAGAAGAAGTAGAAAGAGGGAAAAAAGAAATGAAAGAGGCATTTCCTAAAAAGATGGATGACAAAAACAAAAAGCCATATATGGAAGCTGAAGAAACTGATGATGATGACGAAGAAAAAAATGAGGCTTACGAAAATGATGATGAAGATGAAAAAAATGAATCTGCTAGTTTAGAAGAAATCCTAGCTGAACTAGAGGAGGAGTTAAAATCTTCTAACATTGGATCTGGAGACAACAAAATGGACAAGTATGACAGCGATACCGAAGATCCTCAAGGACCTAAGTATTTTAGTCGTAATGAAGTTTTAACAGCTTTGGAATCTATGTTCTCTGAAGCTATCGGGGATAAAGAAGAAGATGAAAAAGAAGATGATGATGATAAAGAAAAAGTATCAGAATTAAAAAAAGAACTAGAAGAGGCTTATGAAGTTGTCAATCAACTCAAAGGAATGCTTCAAGAAGTTAACTTGTTAAATTCTAAACTACTTTATACTTCTAAACTTTTCCGCAACTATGCTTTATCAGAAAATCAGAAGAAAGATATTTTAGAAAACTTTGAGCGTGTAGTCACAATCAGAGAAGCTAAATTATTGTATTCTACTTATGCTAAGGTACATGAGGGTGTAGATGCAAACAAAGGTAAAAAGTCTAAGAACATCACTGAATCTTTTGCTTCAAAACCAACTAATAGCACAGCTCCATCTGCTGCTACTAAATCAAATATTGTAAACGAATCAAACAATCTACGTGCAAGATTACAAGAACTTGCAGGTATAATAAAGTAAAAATATGGAAAATTTAGACCACATGCTTCCTCATGACTATAACAGAACACAAAAGGCGGAAGCGATGAAATACATAGCCAAGTGGGAACCCACTGGCTTACTTGAAGGGCTAGATGAAAAAAGAGAAAAGCCACATTTAGCTGTTCTCCTTGAAAATCAAGCTCGTCAAATCGTAACAGAAGCCAATAGAACTGGTACTGCATCAAATTCAGAAGAATGGGCGGGTGTAGCATTACCTTTAGTACGAAGAATATTTTCTTCAATTGCAGCTAAAGATTTTGTTAGTATTCAGCCAATGAATTTACCTTCTGGACTTGTATTCTTTCTAGATTTTAAATATGGAACTTCTCAACCGGGTTTCTTTGCAAATCAAGGTAAGAACTCTCAGAAAGACTCTGTATTTGGTATCACAGATGCTGATAAAGGAGGTACAGCAGGTACTCAAGGTTTATATGGTGCAGGAAGATTTAGCTATTCTATTAATGATTATTCTAGTTCTACTCTTTCTTTTACAGGAAGTTTGAGCAGAATCAATAGCACTAAATTCTTTACTGGCTCTGTAAATATGACTTCTGATATAAATTACGATACTAACTTCTCTGCTTCTTATAAGAGCAATACGAAGTTACGTAAAGTTTACATCTCTACAGATTCACTTTCAGGATTTGATCCACTAGGTGTTAGAGCATTTACTGTAACCGGAACTAATATCAATGACACATTCCAGCAGTTTACGTCTTATGACTTGACTAATAGCAGAATTGTATTTATTGTTTCTGGATCTACTACAATCTCTAACGTAAAAGTAAATTACCACAAACAACCTACTGACCTTACGAGAGGTGACTTTGAGGAAGGTAAAACACAAGCGGGAGGTGCCGACCAAGAGTTACCAATTCCAGAAATCAATTTGGAAATGCGCTCTGAGGCTATTACGTCTAAAACACGTAAGCTAAAAGCTAAATGGACCCCAGAATTCGCGCAAGACCTTAATGCATATCACTCTATTGATGCCGAGGCTGAATTAACATCTATGCTTTCTGAATATATTTCTCAGGAAATTGATTTGGAAATTTTAGATATGTTAGTATCAGAAGCTCAAACGGTAGAAAGGTGGTCTGCTAGAATTGGATTTGCCTATGATCCTGGTTCATCTTCATTTACTAACGCTGCAACAACTGGTCAATTCTACAACCAAGGTACTTGGTTCCAAACAATTGGAACTAAAATGCAGAAAGTATCCAATGAGATTCACCGATTGACCATGAGAGGAGGTGCTAACTTTATTGTTACTTCTCCGACTATTGCAACTATTTTAGAATCAATCCCGGGATATGCAGCTGACACTAATGGTGATCAGGCTAAATTTGCAATGGGTGTTCAAAAAGTAGGTTTGTTAAATAGCAGATTTACTGTATATAAGAATCCATATATGACAGAGAACTTGTTGTTAATGGGATATAGAGGCGCTCAATTTTTAGAAACAGGAGCTGTTTACGCACCATACATTCCGTTGATTATGACTCCTCTAGTATATGATCCAGAAAACTTCACTCCAAGAAAAGGTATCATGACGAGATATGCTAAGAAAATGGTTCGTCCTGAATACTATGGAAAGATTTATGTTCATGGATTAGATACTCTGTAATCTATAAATTATCATAATTATTTTGTATATGGCGGGGCTTCAAAAAAGCTCCGCTTTTTTATTTTCGTTAAACTTATTACGTATCTAAAATGTTTTAAAAAATAAAAAATATGACTAACGTAAACAGAAAAAATAAAGATTTAAAAAAAATTGATGAAAAAATCAAGGATTTAGAAAAAGCATTAATAGAAAATCCGGACAAAGAGGTCTACATAAATCAAAAAATAAATGTTTTATCAAGTGAAAAAGCATTACTTGAAAAATTTTTATCGAATATTAATTATGTTTATATTCACAAAACAATTGATGATCCCTACATTAAATTAAAAAGATCTCCGGCTGTAAAAAAAGACGGTCAATACATTAGCAAATACTAATTAATAAAACGTATTTATTATAAACTAAATGGCCGAAAACACAGAAAAGAGGGTACCTAAAAATCCGGTAAAGTTTGACATTCAATTATCTAACGATCAAAAAGAAGCAAAAGAAAAAATTTTAACTCATCCAGTTAATTTTGTTTTTGGAAAACCAGGAAGTGGAAAAACATTGTTAGCGACTCAAATAGCATTAGATAAGTTTTTTAGAAAAGAAATAAATAGAATAGTTATCACAAGACCTATGGTAGCTACGGAAGAAATGGGATTTCTACCAGGAACTTTTGAAGAGAAGTTAGAACCATGGATAGTCCCTATTAAAGACAATATATCTAAAGCCTATGCAAAACAATCTGCTGTGGAAAGGCTATACTCTGATAAATCTGTAGAATTAGTCTCTTTAGCACACTTTAGAGGTAGAACTTTTGATGACGCTGTTTGTATTATAGATGAATTTCAAAATTTAACCAAAGAACAATTATCTATGTGTATAAGCCGTCTAGGTAAAAATACAATTATGATTTTTACAGGAGATGAGAATCAAATAGATTTAAGGAATAGAGATCAATCAGCAATTAAATTTGTGCCTATAATAAATCAAAGTAAGTATGTAAATTGTGTTACTCTTTCTACAAACCATAGACATGAAGCATTAGACGATATATTCAAGTATTTATACCCTAATTCATTTTGAAGTATATATGACAATTAAGTTTTATATTGGATACTACTCAAATTTTAACGCCAGCGGAGATGACTTCGCCGGCACTGAATGGGCTTTACGTTACTTCTCCGAGGCTTTATCGTCCCTAGGGCATACTGTATTCATAACAGGGGATATCGTTCGTGAGAACGCCTTAAATGGAGTTATTTACACAAAAGACTATAATTTACAAGCAGACATATTAATTTCTCTAAATTACACGCATTATATCGACTTAATATCAGATACTAGCTACGATGAGTCTTATTTTTGGATACATAACACAGATCCTTTTTTCTATAATTTTTACAAAGGAAATAATATACCAGAATTACAAGATAGGGTATTTAATCATCCTAAGTTTAAAAGTGTTATTTGCGTATCTAATTATCATAAAAAAGAATTTGATAATCATTTTCCCAACATTCCATCTATTGTTTTATATAATGCGGTAAAACATATAGAAAAGTCGGATAAATTTAAAATTCAAGATTCTTACATTTATATATCACATGCAGAAAGAGGATTAAGAGAAATTTTAACACATTGGAGGCAGATTTTATATCACAGACCTCAATCATGTCTGTATATCCTTACACCTAAATACGGAGAAGAGTTTTATAATAGTCATTTCTCTCATGTTACTACAACGTATAAAAATGTATATTATTATGGTTGCATGAAAAAGAGTGATTTGATATCTTTTGCTAGTAATAAAAAATATTGGTTATATCCTTCGAATTACGATGAAACATTTTGTGTGTCAGCTGTAGAAATGCAGATGTTGGGATTGATTCCTATAACAAGATTAAGAGCGGGATTGAAAGAGACTATATTTGATTATATTGATTTTGATTCATGGTTGTCATGTGTATTGTCGAATGATAATTTTAGAATGCTTACTAATCCTAATACATCTAAATTAAATGTATATGATGCTTTTAATCCTTTAAATATTGCTAAAAATTTTATAAATAATAATGTCATGGAAAATAAATTAAAGATAGATGCTGTCTATGTAATTACTTTTGACGTATCTGATGAAGCTATTAGTAAATACACCTCCGAATTTAATAAGTTAGGTATTATACCAGGTGAATTTCATTTGTTTAAGGCCGTAGATGGTAGAAATCCTAAAGTAGATTTTGATTGGTCTTTATATAAGGATTGGAAAATAAATAATCACAGTAATTCATATTATAACCGGAATATACTACCCGGGGAGATTGGATGTGCTTTATCTCATTTATCTATATGGAAAGATGCTAAAAAGAAAAATTATGGATCTATTTTAATTTTGGAGGATGATTTTAAAGTAGATGTAGAGTTCCCCGCGGAAAAAATTGATTTATATGATTGGGGTCTTTTATATCTCGGTAGGCAAAAATTAGGCGGGGACAAAGACATACCAAACTCCATATACACATCCCCGGGATACTCATGGTTATCTCATGCCTACATGTTATCAAAATTAGGTATAGAAAGAATATTAGAACAGAACTTTGAAAAATACATCTTACCATTAGATGATTTCTTAGCATCTACATATTCAAATAACAATGAAAGAAATGATTTAAATTTTATATGGAAAGACATAAATGCATACAGTCTAAAAGAATGTATAGTAAGTCAAACAAGTAATTCCAAAACAAGTAAAACATCTAATAATTCATTTGCATCTAATATCTATCTAATAAAAGACATAGACAAATGGTCTTCAATGTACATCAATCCTGCATTAAAGAATAAAGAATATGATTTAATTGTAGACGAACCTATACCTGATGTCTTACATTTACACGCATTTAAAAAAGAATTTTGCAATGAAGTTATAAGATTAGCAGAAGAGTGCGGAAAATGGACAAAAGATAGACATTATTATTATCCAACGCATGACATGTTAATCAATGAATTTCAATTACATGATGCTTATGACATGTTTTTAAATACTTACATATATCCCCTCGTAAAATCTAATTTTGTACTTACTGGAGATAAATGGAAAAAATTTAGTTCGGAAAACTTTATTATAAAATACACACCGGAAAATCAAGGACATTTATCTTTACACCATGACGATTCTGCATTTTCTACTGTGTTAACGCTAAACGATGCATACGAAGGAGGAGGTACTTGGTTCTCAAAACAAAAGAAGTTAGTTAAAGGAGAAATAGGTGAATTAACAATCCATCCTGGACAAATAACACATAGACATGGAGCTAGACCTGTGATATCCGGAGTTAGATATGTACTAGTATCCTTTATAAGACAAGTGTATTAAAATTGCAATAAAAGACTGATTTAATACTATTTATTGTAAAAAGCAGATGACAGTTCATATACCTATTTGGCCTGGAAGTGGTAGCGCAGTATCTGGATCTACGCCTTTCGGAATATTTGACAGAGATACCAATTTTCAAAAAGATGCTCCTAAAGTTGCTGTATGGTGTGCTAGGAGATTGGGATACCCGCTTACTGATGTCGAATTACAAGATATCAATTTTTATACTGCTTTCGAAGAGGCTATTTCCGAATATAGTAATCAAGTCAACGCTCATTCTGCAAAAGATAATATATTAGGTTTAATGGGATTCAATACCGGATCTCTTAGATTAGAAAAAGAGTTAGTTACCAACTCAATAGCCGGAGTTTTAGAAATAGCTTCTGAATACGGAACAGAAGTCGGAGTGGGAGGTAAAACAACTTTTTATACTGGTTCTATACTCGTAAAAGAAGGAAAACAAGTTTATAGTTTATTAGATTCAAATAGAGTATCATTAGAATCTGGGAATCCCGCTACAGACAAGTTCGTAATAAGAAAAATGTTCCATAATGCTCCACCTGCTATTGTTAAATATTTTGATCCATTCGTAGGTACAGGCTTAGGTACTCAAAATTTGCTAGATCAATTTGGATTCGGTAATTATAGCCCTGGAGTGAATTTCTTATTAATGCCTTTACATCACGACATTCTTAGAATGCAGGCCATAGAATTTAATGATCAGATAAGGAAATCAGCGTATGGCTTTGAGATAATAAATAATAGAATTAGAATATTCCCAACTCCTGCAAAAGAATATAAAATTTGGTTTGAGTACACTTTAGATTCAGAATATAAAAATGCAAATAGGGGAGGCACTGGTAAAATAAATAGCCATGCTACTATACCTTATTTTACCTTGCCTTACTCGAGTATAAATGACATAGGTAAACAATGGATAAGAAAATACACATTAGTTTTATCAAAAGAAATGTTAGCTTATGTTAGAGGAAAATATAAGACACTTCCGGGATTAGAGGACGAAATTGTATTAAATACCGAAGATTTAATGTATTCGGTAAATGAGGAAAAGCAAAAGTTAATAGATGTACTTAGAATAGAGCTAGATCAATTTAGTCGTCAATCGCAATTAGAGAGAAAAATGGCAGAATCTGAAGCTCATGAGAAATTTTTAGGAGTTATTCCACTTAAAATATACATAGGATAATGGCGCTATTTGGTAGTGGTAGAGACGCTTCTTTAGTTAGGAGTATAAATAGGGAAAGAGTAAATAAAGTAATGGCCTTAGAGGTCGAACTTTATAAATTATCTAGAGAGGATACTAGAGAAAACATATATAGAGAAGCCCCTAGTAAAGTTTTCTATAACGCTACTAGATTAAATTGCATAGTAAAAAGAGGAACAAAAGAAACTATAGATACTGATTTTGGATTAGATTTTGAAAGAGACGCTACATTTTATTTTTTGAGAGATGATTTATTAGAACGAGATTTAGTTATAGAACCTGGAGATTATGTTTTTTTTGATATGGATTTTTATGAACTGAATAATGTATTCTCTGATAATGCTTGGTTTGGTAGAAATCCCGAAACATATATACCTCACGTATTAGGAGAAGAATCTGAGTTTGGTTATAATATATCTGTTATAGCACAAGCACATTTAAGTAGGAAAACAAATCTTACAACTACTGATTACAGGTCTGGAATTAATGATGCGTATGATGAACTAAATAAATATTAAAATGGCTAAATCTACGATAAATCCTACTGTATATAAGCAATTATATAGAAATCAAGTAAATAGGGCGGAGCAAAATAGGCAGGATGATGATTACATTAAAATTCCTGAAATTACAATATATGATGTAGATTATTCTATACTTCATTACATTAGACATTCTATCAAACCTGAAGTTCAAGACAGAGACAGAATGATAGATGTTCCTGTGATGTATGGAAGCGGAGAATTATGGTCTCAAATTCAATCAAATGGTTTTATGCGAGATGAAAAAAATAAACTTCTATGCCCTGTTATTACATTATCTAGGGTAAGAATGGAAGAATATAAGGATTTTGCTAAATTAGATGTAAATAACAGAGTTTCTAGCAGAGTTTATTATAGGCAGGGATATACACAAACAGCAGATAGATATGCTTTTGCTAATAGAGGTGATTTAGAATCACCAAAAAAAGAAATATATGTATCTCTTATACCTGAATATTATTATGTATATTATGATTTAAATATTTGGACAGATTTTAATGAGCAGTTGAATAAAGTAGTCGAGATGTTTATTCCGGTCAATAATTTTGTTTGGGGTAATGATTATCAATTTGTCACCAATATAGAAGATTTTTCGTTTTCAACTGTTAATATATCAAAGCAAGAGAGAATTGTAAAAGCATCTACAAGATTAAGGGTATTAGCTACTCTTATGCCGGCATTTGTAGAAAGAAAAACATCAATTGAAAAATCATTTGCAATAAAAAAAGTAAACATGTCAGAAAGATTATTCTAATTTTATGTTTTTTTAATGTTTGAGATTTTTAAAACATATTTATAACAAATGAGAATTTATTAATAATTCTTTATATAATATTTAATTGACAAAAACAAAAAAATGGCAGAAAGAATAGTCAGTCCTGGCGTATTTACTAGAGAAAAAGACCTGAGTTTTCTCCCCTTAGAAATACAAGCCATTGGAGCAGCGGTTGTTGGCCCTACATTAAAAGGTCCTGCATTCGTTCCTACCACCATTTCCTCTTATGAGGAATACTTAAGAGCTTTCGGAGGACCTTTTAGTTCAGGTTCTGGTACATCTGAAAGACAATACAAGTTCTTAACGGACTATGTAGCACAAGAATATTTGAGATATGCAGAAAATTTAACCGTAGTAAGAGTTCTTGCCGGTGATTATGAATATGCTAGTTCAAATGTAGTAACTAGAGGAGCTTATGCATCTGCTCCTGCGGGAATAAAGTCTAATTTAACAGGATCTTACTTTTCAGCTGGCCAACAAACTTTTAAATTAACCTTAGTTTCTCCTGGTAATTTTGGTAACTCCTCTTTAACCTCTATTGCTTCTAATAACGGTATTGGAAGTCCTGCGGATGATACTACAGGAGGTGTACTAAACATAGGTAACAGAGAAAATTTGAGATGGGAAGTAAGAGATGTTAATACTGATTTAGGTACTTTCGATTTATACATAAGGAGAGGAGATGATAGACACAATAGAAAAGTAATTGTAGAGCAGTATAATGATTTAACTTTGGACCCTAACGATACCAACTATATTGGTAGAGTTATCGGGGACCAACTTTATACTCTAAGATATGATTCTGATGGCATCCCTTTCTTACAATTAAGTGGATCTTTCCCTAACAGATCAAGATATATCCGAGTAGATGTATTTAAAGAAAACTATAACTACCTAAATGAAAACGGACAAATCAGAGTTCCTGCTTTCTCTAGTAGTTTACCTGCTGCTGTATCCGGTACTTTTTCTGGGGGTTCTGATGGATATGTAAAACATCCTAGAACATTCTTTGATAAAATTAACGGACAAAATAGCCAAGGATTCAATTTAGATGATTTAGCGGGAGGAGCTTCTGGTTCAACTGCGTATAAAGATGCTATTGACATTCTAGCTAATGCTGATGAATATGATATCAACATGCTACTTATGCCCGGAATTATTGATGGCGTAGGAGAACAACATGGAGAAATTATAACAAAAGCAATTGCCATGGTTGAAAATAGAGGAGATATTTTCATGGTAATTGATCCTACTAAATATGGCGACACTATTGGACAAGCTATAAATGCAGCTTTAGCAAGAAATACTTCTTATGCTGCTTACTACTATCCATGGGTTCAAATAGCTGATGCTGACTTAGGAAGAAACGTATGGGTCCCACCTTCTACGGTAGTATCTGGAGTTATTGCATTCAACGACTATGTACAATTCCCTTGGTATGCTCCTGCTGGTTTAAATAGAGGTGCAATTGATGTAGCTTTACAGGCAGAGCGTAAATTAACATTAGCGGACAGAGATAGACTTTACACATACAATATTAATCCTATTGCTACTTATCCAAGAGAAGGAGTAGTTGTATGGGGACAGAAAACTTTACAAAAGAAAAGATCTGCACTTGATAGGATTAACGTAAGGAGATTATTAATTGCTTCTAAAAAATTCATTGCATCATCTTCTAGGTATTTAGTATTTGAACAAAATACGAAAGAGACAAGACTTAGATTCTTAAGTATTGTTGAGCCTTATTTAGAAAGCGTTAGAAGGAATCAAGGTTTATATGATTTTAGAGTAATTATGGATGAATCCAATAATACTCCTGACGTTCTTGACAGAAATGAGCTAAGAGGTGCTATTTATTTAAAACCGACTAGAACTGCGGAATTCATAATCTTAGATTTCTTTGTATTACCTACGGGAGCTTCTTTCCCTGGTGATACAGAATAAACAAAATAAAATAATATAAAATGGCATTCGAATATAAACCATTTGAATATTTTAACCCTAAACAGCAGATGAGATATGTACTCTACCTGACTAACGTCGGAGTACCTATCCCTACTTATATGGTTAAAACAGCAGACAGACCTTCTATAGATCAAAATCCTGTAACTGTAGATTATGTAAATACAGAGTTTAAAGTAAAAGGTAAATCCAGGTGGCAGGATATTTCTGTAACTTTGTATGATCCTATTGAAGTTAATGGTGCTAAATTATTACATGATTGGATAAGTTTATTTCATCACAATTCAGGATTAATCCAACTTCCTGCTGGAAGAGCGCCTGGTTTGTTAACTCCTGGCGAGGATGGATTTATTCACGAGTATAAAAGGACTTTAACATTTCAAGCTCTTACTCCTCATGGAGATGTAGCAGACACATTCACATTATATGGCTCTTTTGTAGCAGATGCTAAATGGGGTAACATGGATTTGTCTTCAGATGACTTGAATATGTTAGATTTAACGATTACTTATGATTACGCAGTTATGGAACCTGTTAAAAATAAAGTAGTTGTTACAGGTAAAGTAGACGCATAAAACTGATTAATAAAATCACAGGGGGAAATCAATTTCCTCCTGTGCTTATATAATATACATGGCATTTACACATAAACCTTTTAAATATTTCAACCCAAAGCAACAAATGCGCTTTGAGTTATATATGCAAGCGGATCCTTTCGGCCCTTTTTTCCCTACTTATGCTATAAAATCAGCCGAAAGACCTACTTTAGAAAATAATCACGTTACGGTAGATTATATTAACACTGAATTCCATGTAAAGGGTAAGTCAAGATGGCAACCTATAACAGTACGTTTCTATGACCCTATAGAAGATAATGGCGCTAAAATGTTACACGATTACATTAACAATTACCACCATAATTCAGGCACAACAGGAGGATCTTTTAATTTATTAACTCCTGGAGAAGATGGCTTTATACATGAGTATAAAAGAACATTATACCTAAGATCCTTATCACCCCATGGAGATGTCATGGATTCTTTCATATTAGTGGGAGCATTTTTTGATTCTGTTAAATGGGGTGAATTTGATATGTCTAGTGATGATTTATTATTAATGGAGGGAACAATAGTGTACGATTACGCTATGGTAAGAGGGAGTAAAGTTAAACTTCCAGATGTGGAGGGTCCTGGATTAGATGGAGGAGGGGCGAATTTAGGAAGTCAATTAAAAGACGCGGCCATAAATATAGGAAAAGGTGCAGCGCAGGCAGCATCCAATGCAGCAATAAGCGCAATAGGTGGATTATTCGGAGGCAACGGAGGGAGAAACTAGTTTTTGATTGTTGTATTAATTTTACGTTTCTGACATATTTATTATAAAGAAAAATGGCTAAATCTACGCCCATATTTAGAGATAAAAAAGAAGTCTTATCAAATACCGAAATGATAATGACTGGAGCGTCCGAATATACTCAATATAGACCTTTCGCTTATTTTGAACCTAAATTAAAAAATAGATTTGTACTTTATTTAGATGTTCAAGGAATATACATACCAACATATCTAGTAAAGTCCGTAACTAAACCAGGATTTAACTATGAAAATATAGAGTTACAATATATAAATACAAAAACTAACTTTAAAGGTAAAATAACTTGGGACCCTATAGAAATAGTGTTATATGATCCTGTTGCAGCTCATAGATTTTCTCCTAGAGCTTCAAATAATCCATTGGTTGACCCTCTGTCAAGTTCAGAAGACGTAAAGAATGATTCCTCCGTTTTAGTATATGAATGGATAATGAATACACATTCTAATTATGTAAAAGGTGAAGAATATGCTTTAGAAACCTACAAAAAAACATTAATTTTAGAAACATTAATGCCTAGAACTAATGTGCAATCGGAGAGATGGGAAATACATGGGGCTTATGTGTCAGCAGTTAAATGGGGAGAATTAGATATGTCAGACGATTCTTTATCTACAGTATCTGTAACAATTACGTATGATTATGCGTTAATAAAAGATGCTAACGCTAAAAAGATTATTCCGTACAATAATGGAGAAACTTTTAATGAAATTAACAGAAATTCTTTACCTAGTTCTGTAAATTCTCTTACTGCAAAAGCTCCATCCATCAGAGTTTTTGCAAGATAAAAACATTTAAAAAATAAAATTAAATAACCATAAATATTATGAAACCAGACAGAGAAGTTACATTTAATCAAAGTCCTAGTGAAGACGGCATGGAAATTCCTACCCCGGTTATTCCAACTGTCCCTCAAGGAACTAATCAAACTACCTTAATTGTAGATTTACCATCCAGAGGTCTTTTTTATCCTAAAGATAATCCGTTATCATCTGGTCAAGTAGAATTAAGATACATGACTGCCAAAGATGAGGATATTTTAACCAATCAGAATTATATAATGCAAGGAACAGCCATTGAGAGGATGTTTAGAAACTTGCTTGTATCAGAGATTGATTGGGATGATTTGTTAGTTGGAGATAAGAATGCTATTATGATTGCGTCTAGAATTGCAGCTTATGGCGATGAATATGTTATCCAAGTAACTACTCCATCAGGTAATACGCAAGATACGACAATTAACTTGAGCGACTTAAAACCCAAGCCGATTGACGAGTCCGTACTAGTTACAAAGAATAGTAATTTATTTAAACTCATCCTTCCTAAATCAAAAAAAGAAGCACATGTTAAATTGTTAACAGGGAAAGAAGATAAAGAAATAGACGCTATTGTTAAATCTTATGAAAAAGTAGGAAAGGATCCAGGTCTTTTAACATTAAGATTAAAATACATGATTGTAGCGCTTGATGGAAATATGGATTTAGTAGCAATTAGACATTATATTGACACTGATTTATTAGCAGCAGACAGCAGAGCCATTAGATCATTTATTAGTAAAATTCAACCTGATGTTGATTTTAACGTAGAAGTAATAGACCGGTATACCGGGGAGCCATTTCGCGCTCCAATGGTTTTCGATGAAAGATTTTTTTGGCCTGACCTCGAGAGATAGGCAGTACATATATGAAGAAATTTTTCAATTAATTCATTATGGAAAAGGATTTACATACAATGATTTGATGGACATGCCTATATTTATTAGAAAATTCTTTTACAATAGATTACAACAAGCGTATGAAGAACGAAATGAAGCCAATAAAAAAGCATCCAAAAAATCAAGATAGTAGAATGAAAGAAATTCGGGAGGGGATTCTCTCCTCCCTTTTTTCATTATTAGCCATTCCTGCACAATTAAAGATGGTAGGTAGAATGTATAATGCTGCAAAAGAAGATGAGAAATTAAAAAAATTAAGAGCTCAAAGATTACAACGTTTACAATCATTAAAACATGATGCTGATTCCAATAATAAACATTTTAAAAAGTATAAATAATTCATACTATAAATAATTGAAATATAATGACTTTAAGCAGTATTATAAAAGCATTAAACGAAACTTTAAAAAGTTTAAAAACTCATTTAACTAATGCAGAGGAGAAATTAGCTATAATAACAAAAGAAGATTTAGCAGAATTAGATAAATTAATAGCAGATGCCAAAACAGGTCCTAGAATTGAAGCAAAAAGAAATAAATTACAAGTTTTATATGATGCTAGAAAAAAAGAGGTAGATAAATACAAAAAGGCAAAGGATAATCTCGATATATTATTGGGTACTGCCAATAATAAGATTAAATCTTCGTTAGACGCATTAGCATTAGCAGTGGAGAATGATCCTTCTAGTGTAGAGGAAAGAGTAAACAAGATTTTAGAAAATATAAATATTATTTTTGTTAATAGTCAATATATATTGTCTAGATATAGATCAGGGCAATATACTCTTATACAAAGAGATTTACAAGGAAATATAATAAATCAGGAAGATCATAAATACTTAGAAAATAATAGAAATGTAATTATTGAAAAACTAGGAGAAAATGTAAGTTCTATAAACGAAGCAAGAAATAAATTAGATAGTAAATCTCAAAGTAGTTTAAGCAGTCTTTTAAAATCTCATGCACTTGGTACTTATAAATCAAAGACTGCCATAGATAAGGAAAGGCGTGAAGCAAGAGCTAATTTAATATCAACTTTTATAAATCAAAGTCCAATTCCTGATACTTTACCGATAGATGTAGCTGGACAAATGATTACATATTCTCACGGTTCTCAAACATCTATAGATGCCGGTGGAAATCCAGCTCCTTTATCTAAAGATATAGAAAAATTTACAGGTTTAAGCACGAGCCAAATCACTAAAATGAGTGCTCAAAAGTTATCAGATTATTATCTAAATAAAAAATTGTCATCACTAGCAGAAGTTGTTCCCAATACGGTTCCCGACGTAGTTGCATCATCACCCGCAGAAGTTGTTCCCAATACGGTTCCCGACGTAGTTGCATCATCACCCGCAGAAGTTGTTCCCAATACGGTTCCCGACGTAGTTGCATCATCACCCGCAGAAGTTGTTCCCAATACGGTTCCCGACGTAGTTGCATCATC